TTAGGTCATCTAAGGTTACTTGTACTTCCTGTCCATCTATCTTGACAGAATAGCCTTCAAGCTCTTCCTGACCGGCGTCTTCTATTGCTTCGTCGTCGTCCTCTTCTGTAACGTCAGAAGATCCTTCAATATCCAGATCTTCGTCTTCTTCTTCAGAATCCTCCAAGTCAATTGCTTCGGTCTCAGCAGATTCTTCTACCTCGTCGGTAATCTCCTCTGTTGTCTGAGCTTCTTCCTCTACAATCTCTTCTTCGGTTTCAATTGGAGCTAGTAAGCTCTCTACTGCATCATCTATTGTGATGCCATTAGTTTCAGTCGTTTCCACGGTGCTGTTCTCCTAATTATTATTTATTATTTCGACGATTCTTAATTACCTCATCATCCAAAATGGAATCCATGTAATCACTAATCTTCCCTATTGCACGAACAAGGTCGTGTGCATCGTCTCTTTCTTCCGTCGAAGAATCTGGAGTCAAAAACACACTCACTTGCCGTTCTATGACTTCTGCTAAAACATCCTTAAATGTTTCATCATTAATCAATCTCTTTATATTAGCTGCACTAGCCATTAATATCTACCAGTAGTAACTGCCTGTGTCGGTTCAGTTTGGTCGTATCTTGGCTTATCCTGCATCCTTTTAATTTCTTCAACATCAATCTTTTGTCCCCATTGTCCCAATATTCTAGCTGCTTCAATAAGTAGGTCTTGATCCATTCTATCGCGTTCTCTGTCATCTTGTGCAATAGCTTTTTGAGCATCAATTTTTATTCTCATGCTATCTGTCTGCATTTTAGATTGTGCTCGGATTGTCTCTGCTTCGACTGTTGCTCTTGCTAATTCTTGTTCTGGAGATGTTTGTTGTGATTGTGCTTGTTGTGCTTGTTGTACTAGTTGTTGTTCTTGTTCTGGTGTCATAGGACTAAAGTATCTATCAACATTACGTACTCCTGCTAGTCCTAGCATATCGCCTAAAGTATTTCGAATGCCTACCATTGTTACTAAACCATTGGTTGGACCGTAGTTTTGCCAGATCTGCATTTGCATTTGTAAGGCTTGTGATAAGGCCATGTGCTTTTGATCTTCTTGACCAGTACCTAAACCAACATTAACCGAAAGATCCATATCTGCGTTCCATGTGCGAGGATCCATAGGAACATATTGTCCATTTAAACGCATCATCATCTCTTCACAAGAGTTTTCTACTAATAGATGTAATATCAGTTTAAATAAGCGTTTCATGCCTCCTTCTGCAAGGTTTCGAGCGATTACCTCGATTTGTCCTGCGCCTCGTTGGCTAGTAATCTGTGCGGCGGTTGCTGTTGTATTCTGTAAAGCATCAGGATCTAATCCCATAGAAGCTCTAGTGATACCGGTCTTATTCTCTACCTGCTCATCCATATATTGAACAGCGCCTAAAGTTTGGCCTGCAATAAATGGTACTGCATTAACTGTAATTGCACCAGGTGACTTAATACGTCGAATAGCACCAATCTCATTATTTAATATATCGTCGATGTTCGCTTGTCCTTCAACTACGTCAATTGCAGGATTATTAGTTAATGCAATATTATCTAATAAGCCTCTTATCATTGCTGTAGAGGCGTCTTGATCATTCATAATCAAATCTGCAATAGAACGACCATAAAAGGTATGTGGTTCAGGATCAATCTCAAATACTGCAAAAGGAACGTCGCCCCATGGTTCATGATCTAATAATTCATAAGATGCTCCGCCTAATACAATCTTATGCATAACTGCCTCGCCTGTACCATAAACATCGATTTTCATATAGGCTTCTGATATAGCAACCAATCGCATAGAAGGATCAGTTATATCTTCGTTAGCATCTTCCGAGTAATTTGAACGCTCATATTTCTCTGCGTCAGTAAAAGTGTCTTCGTAGGATAAGCCTGAAAGTTTTGAGACTTGTTCAAAGTCATATCCCATTGAAACTAAATCTGAGACTCTCATTTCTGTACGATGAACTACAATATAAGCATCTTCGATGGTTTTTGCATTCCGATCGACAAAGAATTCTTCGGGAGGTACAGATTCAATGGATAGTTTGCCACTAGCTTGAACCCTACTTACTTTCAAAGAATAATAAGGCTTGTCTACAGATTCACCTGTCTCATTTGTTACAGGATGCATCTCAATCTCTTGCTCAACAACGGTAATCTCTTTTTCACCTACCAGGACTGTCATTTCTTCTTCGGTCAAATGGGAATAATCAAAAATCTCTGATTCAGATGTATCTTCCCAATAAGCCTTAAGTACGCCTGTCTTTTTAACTAAAGCATCATGGATAGCTTCATTGATTAGTTTGTAGCCACCTTCTCTTTGGAAGGCGTAATGAGCAAATTTAGTAGCTTGATCTGCCATTTCTACTTGTTGTTGATTAGCAGGGATATACTCTACTGGATTTTCGGAGGATAGGAATACACGCATCAAACTAGGTTTAATTGCTCTTACTGTATCTCTAACCTTTGTAGATACTATTTTAGATCTACCTTTTTCCTCACCAATATCTACTTCACCATCAAAATAACGCTGAGCTTTAATTCTTGACTCTGCAATTTCACTTTCTACGAAATCAACAGCATCTTTTATAGCATCGCTTACGATACTTTGTATATCATCTTCTGTCATTTGTTTAAGTTCTTCTGGCATATCGTTTCCTTATTCTGTTGCAGGCATTGTATCGATTAATCCCTCTGCCGGGTTGTTTAAAGCTGCAGGCGATCCTGCGGTTACGGACATCAATGTAGGTATTCCTGGTAGAGGCGCCGCCGGTGCTGTGTTAGCAAATCCTGTTCCAATGTCGTCGATGAGCTGTCCTGCTTTTTTCTGTATGCCTTTTTTCAAACTACGATCTGCGGCATAACCTGCTGCTGATAGAGCTAATGCTGCAGGATTCTGGGTTGCCGCACCTGCGGTCAAAACGAAGATTAATCCGTTACCTGTAGGGGAAGCTTTAGATAATATACGCATCATTTTCTCAGTTGGGGGTCCTTTTAAGAAAGCCTCCATTGCAGCTGTTTCTACCTCATCGAAAAATTTCATCTTTTTAGGATTATTTAATATATTTTTAACAGATTGCTTATATAGATTAAATATGTTACCGCCTGAACCTGTAGCCGTTGCACTTCGTCTTGCTGCATTGAAAGCATCATCTAATTGTTTGGTCTTCATGTATTTCCCATGCAAGCTTCTAGCAAGCTTCATTGCTGCACCTTCAACAGGCTTGCTATGTATCACATTGTCGAGTTGGTCAATCATCTTACCGATAATAAGCTTTTCGTTCTCGTTTGCATTCGCTTGTCTTTTAAATAGATCTTTTCTTATATTGTCTAACTCTGTAAGTTTAAACACTTGTCTTTTATTTACATATTTTCTAAATGTTTTCTCAATCGTTTTTACTGTTTTATCAAGCGTAGGATTATAAGCGAGACCACTGGCAGCAGCAGTGTCACCCGCTCTCCAGATGGACTTAATGTCATCCACTCCAAAAATACCTCCCATCTTATCTACTTCCTCATAAGCTGCTTGTTTTGCTACTTTGAGATTTGCAACCGTTGGATTCTTTCTAAGAGACATTAAACTCTTAACTGTTTTTGATGCAGGCTTAAGTGTTCGGATTAGTCTATCCATTCCACCTGTCATAAATGCTGAGACCACGCCTGTTTCTAAACCTTTTGCCATCTTGTTATCTTGTGCTTCGTTTACGCCATAGATTGTTCCTTCTGTAAAGCCACGTAGCATTGCTTGCATAGTTGTTGGTAATGAACCTAAAAAACCAGGTAACTTCACAGCCGCGAGGGGACTAGCCAATCCACCCATTAGCTCGGTCTTTAATGCGTCAGTCGGATATTGTTCTCTATATGAGTTTAATTGATCTCTTGCATATTTTTTATTCTTAGAATATAATTCAGACCAATCCTTATTTGGATCAGAAAGCTTTTGTTGCGTAGCCATTATAGCACCACTAACAACATCACCTAAACCTAAGGTCTGTGAATTCACAAAAGCAGTAGGCTCCGCCACATCTACATCCGTTTCAGCTAACTCACCTGCAATATCAACTTCGGAAAGACCTTGATCTAAGCCTCGCTGACGCATCGATGCAACATCATCAGCATTTAAACCGAAAGTCTCTGCAAACTCCCAAGCATTCATATCATCTTTATAATGTTTGTTCCATAATCCAAAGCCTAGATCGGCATTAGAAAGGTCTTCATATTGAGGATTTTGTTCTCTGAATTCTTTTACATTCATTTTATATATTTCCTAATATTTATTGGGTCGTTTTCATCTTTGTCTCCCGGGACAGGGATACCATATTTCCTCATTTCTTCTGGCCCGTATTCTTTCAAGACAATAGCCATATTTCTCTCATAAGTTTCTTGAACATTCTTTAATGTTGCAATGACTAGCTTAGGATCTTGTCTAAGATCTAAACTACCAAGAGTAGCTTGTAATGCTACCAATTCCTGAACAGCCACTTGACCTAATGCACCGCCGGTAGGTGATTCCTCTCGCATTACTTGTAATCTATCAAAACCAATGTTAGCCTTAATTGAAGTAATTGTCGCTTCTAAATTGACCGCAGGACTTCCTGCTGCTAAGAATCCGCCGTGTTCTCTAATGAATGCGCCTTTAACTCCTGTTGCCCATTCCTCCGTCTGCAGTATGCCGATCGCTTTACCAACTTCATTGCTGATAAGATCCGTTTTAGCTTGTTTGCTTTTGAGGCTCATTCTCTGCTTGGTTTTCGCTTCTTCCTTCTCCTCTGCTGTTTTACTTCCAGGGATGATTTCATATTTCATATTGCCATTCGCGTCTCTAACAAGTACTCGGTCACCTTTTACATTTTTATCAGTATCTAGCTTAGCAATCGAAACTGCTTCCGAGATTTTCATCTGATCTTGTACTACTAAATTATAAAGGTCTGGTCGCGTCTTTTTAAGATATGCGTAAGTAGAATTACCCTTAGCTGATTGTTTTTGTATGGATGCTAATTCCGAAGTTAACGATTTAGCAAGACCTTGATCTGGTTCTAATCTCATGGTGTTAAAGGCTAAAGCTAATTGAAGCATAGAAGCTCTGTCATTAAATAGATTCTTTAGAAATCCTTCTTTGTCATCACCTTTTAAGCTTTTAGTCTTCTTTAAAAGACCTTGGATTTTACCATCCGCAGTTCTTATAAAATCACCTCCCGGCGCTATTGCATCGGTTAAGCTCATTTCACCAGATAAGACTTTAGCTCTTGTTGCTGCATCTAAGATGGAAAGCTTGTCCTGATCTGTTCGGCGGTCAGGTGCTATTTCCGATAAAGGGTCGTGGATAACATTAGGATCATCTATTCTAACGCCTTCAATCATTGCACCGGGATCTGTCATCGAGAAATCCTGTGACCTTTTAAAGTCTTGCATAAGAGGGTCTACCGGTTTTACATTAACAGGTTGAGAAAAATTAAAGGAATCTAGTTCCTCGAAGGGACCTTGCCCGCCGATTAGCCCTTGCCCCATGGCTAATTCCTTAGTCTTATTTTCTGTAGAATTAGCGCCTAATAATCCTCCTAGGCTTTCAAGTATTTCGTCGAGTCTTGCCATTAATTTCTCCTAGTTGGGGTCTTCTACCCCGATTCCATCAATTGTTCCATAACTATAACCCCCTGGTGCAAAGGTATAACTTCCTTCATCCCAAGGTGAATCTGAATCTGTCGTACCATCTTCTTGCCTGAATAAACCTTGTCCGGAAGGTTCACCGAACAATCCTCCAAACCATGTATCTGGTTGACCTGACAAATATTTAATTCCGTCACTCCAAAGGTTATCCTTACCTTCACCTGCCAAAGCTTTTGCTGTTTGTAGTCCTGTAAAAATCTTACCCACAGGAGTAAGTCCTACGAGAGCGGACATAATAGTTTCAGGGTTTAGATCAAAAAGACCTGCCGGGTCGGTAGGGCCCATAAGTCCTTCACTCCCTGCTGTAACCATAGGTTCGGTTACGTCTATCTCAGGTTCTACCGAGGTCATAGGTTCGATGGGATCAATGTTATGTTGTTCAGCTAACTTGTTAGCAGCCTCAAGTCGACTATAGCCAAGTTCTGACATTGACTTATAGTAATCACTAAACACGCCATCATGTTGAGCCATATTTACCTCAGTTGTGCATAATCAACAGCATAATAACCGTTGTCCATCTTCATAACTGCTTCAGGGAATAACTCCTTAACCTCTTGTGCAATTACGCCTATTGTATGATTCATATCAGCACCAAATTCTTTAGCGCCTTCTTTCCAATTCCAGCTATAAATATTTAAGCCGGATTTAAGCTTACCTAATTGTTTAATGTTTGTTTTAAGTCTTAGATCACTAGCAGAGAATATCTTAGATAAAGGGCCTGCTGCAGTAGCTGCAAGAGTTAGATAATCGAAGATACCTGGATCTCTACCTGTTGTTGTAGAGGTAGGAACAGGAGAAGCACCTAGTGCTGCAGTTGGGTAACCTAAGCCCATACCAGGATGTCCGGTATAACCTGCGAATCTCTGTTTAGCTGAATCCATCAATGCTTGCTGCATTGCCTGTTGTTGTGCACCTTGTTGTGCTAAATTGTTTGTCACTTGCTGTCCCATACCAAATCCTAAATTTGATATGTTTGCTAATTGACCTGCTGAGCCTAATCTATGTTGAGCTCCTTGTAATCCAGATTGCACATTGAATTGATCTGCTGACATCTTGTTACCAATGTCCGACATTGCTGATTGTTGTGCGTTTTGGTAGCCTTGCTGTCTTAATCCTGCTGAGGATCTAGCAAGTTGATCCAATGTGTTACGTCCAACTTCGCCCATGGCAATGCCATGTCTTGCTCCTCCAAAGGCTCTAGCTCCTTGGGCTTGTGCTCCTAAAGCATCCATGCCTATATCTGCACCTCTTAAAATATCTGCTTGATTAGTATCAATGACTTGCTGAGTATAAGGATTCATATAAGCAGACATATCTGTGCCTGCTAACTGTCCTGCTTGAACTGAACCTGGTGTATATCCCATACCTGCTGCAGAGTTTATCCCCGATCCGGCGATGCCTTGAGCAGCTAATTGATTAATATTCGGATTAGTTGTAATCCCGCCTGCCTGTGGTCCACCTGCCATAATTATCTCCTAAGAATATAAAGCGTCATATTTAGCTACGTCGCCTGGTTGACTTGATGCTAAATCTGCTTTAGCTTGTTCGTAAAGAGGCATACCTGAATAACCTTGCGTTCCGTCAGCAAAAGTTGTTGGTGCTGGCATACCTTGCATTGGTGTTAATGAGCCTTGTGGGACTAAGCCAAAAGCTTCTGCCGCGCCGATGTTAGCCTGCATTGCTGCTGTCTGATTCGGGTTGATTGCTGCAATATCAGGTCCTTGCCAAGGCATAAAACCTATATCCTGTACATCTTCCGCCCTGCCTATGTTTGCTATCGTTGGGTCTTTAATCCAATCAGGTATATCTGTCCATTGTGATTTGCTTCCGCCCTTGCTGCTCATTTAAAACTCCTTTGCTAAAACCATGTGTTGTTCTTCCCAACCCTTATCTCCTAAGACCTTTTTCCAGCCTTTTCGTCCTACAAGAGTCATACCTTCGCACCCCTGCCCTTTACCCCATTCTACCGCATCGGAATGCATATTTGTGATTTGTTCAAGCTTGCCTGCGGCGAGGAAAACATGCAAGACTCTTTTGTTAGGATATACCACAATCTCTGTTACTGCACATCCCTCTTTACCTGGCCATAATTGCATGTGGCCACTTAAAATACCTTCTACAACATCAATAAAGCTATGTGTATCTCCGCCTTTCTTTAAAGCTGATTCAATCCAGTCTTTACATCTTAATATTTCATCTGGGATAATACTCATGGATCTAATTTAACCTTAACCCACGCACCGTTCTTAGAAACGACTAGTGTTTGGTTAGCTCTGTCCCACATCAATATACCATCCTCTGCTGCTGAGTCTCCGGATGTTAAATATCTTAATTTGTCAGTATTAGTAGTCAAGTAGGAAACAAGTCGTTCACCCCAACTCTTCCAATCACTACCTAAAGGCGGTGGAGGTTTAATCATCTCTTACCACCTGGTCTTGCTTCAATTCTCATAATGCCTGAGCGCCAATTCTTATTTCCTACACCTTCTACCTTCATTCTAATCTGTCTACCTGTGAATCTAACGTCTGTAGGATTTGATAATGTATATGGACCATGCGTTTGTTCTGCATCATTAGGATAGAATCTAGTCTTAAATGTAACTTTAACCTCGCCTTGCGTATTTTCATCAGGGATAAGATTGTTTACTCTCATTACAGTATCTCCATTACCTAAACTAATAGGCCCTGATTCTGCATAAGGTTTAACCGATCCGTGGGTATGTCCTGTTTCATGGTTGTATAAATTACTCCCTGAATCACACCAAATAGGTGTAGAAAATACGCCTCTATCAACTGCTGCCGTTCTGTCCAATGCTCCTGTAGACCAATGTCCTTCTTTATAGTCCAAAGATACATATCTGTCATTTTCATTTGAATCAGCGGAGGGATAAAAGAACCACACCTCACCGTGTTGTGAATTATGTACCGCATGGGCTTTAGTCATTTGGTCTCTATTAATATCATCGAAAACATAATCTAGAACATCGCATTTAATCTCTGTAGCCACTGATCCGTTGAAAGTATAGAAGCCTTTGTGACCCATCCAAAATGCGCCTTCATCTACAGCTACAATAGCTTTTCTTGATGCGATTCCACAAGCTGTACCTACTCTTTCAAATCCATATACAAAAGGTGGTCCGGAATATGATGCAATGTGCGCGTCTTGATCTGTCAGTATAAGGGTTCTACCTCTCATACGAATACCGCACATAATTTGTCCTTGTGTTTGAAGTTCAAAATCACCCGCTTCGTTTGTTGCTGATGCTGTCCAAACTGTGTTGTTCTCTCTATCGCACCATGCTACTTTACGAGGATTACCACCTGCTCCAAGAGCAAATACAAATCGTTCCTCTGTAACTACTATCGCTCTATTGTATAGAGGCGCATTAGCAATAACTGTAGCAATAACCGCTGAGTTCAAAGCCCACTCATAAATCTTTCCGTCCTTTGACGAACAGCCTATCAGATATTCGCCCCATGTATCTAATGACCATGAAGTAGCTTCACCATAAACGCCCGACTCCACTCTTGGATCACCATAGTTGGCTAAACCGTAGTAGTTTCCGCCATAGCCTGTGTTCTGTACAGAAGTACCTATACCGGTAACGAAGCCTGAAGGTGTTATGTCCGAGACGAGGCCGGAAGGTGTAACAGAATATAAATTAGTATTAGTTGCTATCGCAAGGTGAGTATCTGAACTGTTATCAACCCAAGCCAACATACATCTACATATCCCCGAGAAGGTAGAACCACTTGTTTCCCTAACTGTCCATCCACCCACAGGGCGCATAGAGCCATCGTGCCATCTAACTAAACTAGCCTCTTTCCATCTATTAGAGGACTCAAAATCTGTACCGTTTCTATATACTCCCGGTGGTAATTGAAGTGGTATTAAACTCATGCTGCTATCTCCGTCCAAGTAGTTGATGTAGGCGCTATCACCTCCCATTTCTCTCTACCAACAGCCAATGTTCCTGATGTTGTAGAAACGATAGCTGTAACTTCTCGCACCCTAATAAACGTGATAACCGTTGTAGCTGAAGAAGCCATTGCCACAGGGCCACTGGTCAATAATGTACCACCGCTTGCTGCTGTTGTTGAATTACATGTAGTAGAACCACCTTCCTGATGTATCTTCTCAGCTTCAGCGGTTACAATGGTCTGTGGATTGGTATTTGCAGTTCCACCCATTCCTGAATGTACCGAACAATAATAATATAACTGTGGAGCGTCATCAGGACATACAAATGTTAGTGTATTTGCACTTGCATCTCTTGTAACTCCTGTTGTATATTCCGAACCACTATTATGTGTTCCGTCTGAGGTAGTTGATAATGCAAAAGGATGTGATGCATTGTGACTAAATGTATATGTAGTACCTTCCACCAAATCCAAAGTAGGTTGCTGAACACCATCTATGAAGTATTTATGATTACCATCAACATGACTATTAGTAACTGTAATATGTACTATTTGTGTTGAGGCAACGGCATTTTGTACTCTAATGCCTGATACAGCCGTCATTGAAGATGTTGCCGAGATTATAGTTTGTAAATCAGCTTCATCATATTCGTTCCTTCCATACAAGCCGGTTCCGTATGCGAACTTGTCTGAGCGTTCTAGGAAGAACTTCTCTGCATTAGCAGCAGTTGTAGACGTTGCATTTACAGTAGCGCTTGCTACATAGGTAGCTGTGGAGCTTGCTGTAATAGAAGAGCCAACAGTAACTGTAGCACTTCCTTCTCTGTATCTAACACCACTTGAAGAGAATGTTGATGTTGCTATAACACTCACACTTCCACTAAACGTAAGACCACCTAATATATCTATAATGGCAACTGCATTTGAAGTAGCGCTTGCTAAATGAATCTTCTCACCTGATACAGACGCTATAGAAGATGTAGCAGAGACTATCGTTTGTAAATCGGCTTGGTCATATTCATTCTTACCGTATAGGCCTGTTCCGTAAGAGAACTTGTCTGTATCTTCAAATATTACAGACTCACCTGAACAAGTCATTGAAGATGCTGCGGTTAAACTAGCCTCAGCGCCTATAGCTACAACATAAGTTACAGCAGGTAGAGTAGACGTAGCTGTAACTGTAGCAGAAGCGTTTTTTACAGCACCTGTTGTTTGGTCATAAGACCTTAACCCATAATAACTATCGCCATAAGCAAAAGTACCCATCGGTTACCCCCAGATTAGTCTAGCGTAATATCTAAGTCGCCTGTAGGAACACGGAACACATCGCCTGATGCAATAGCCTTAGACGAGGATAGTGTTGCATAAGCCATCAAGTTACCCGATGTTGCTGCATCGAATACACCTACATGAGTTACTGTACCAAATGATGCTGTTGCAGTTGGAAATTCAACTGCTGCTGTATTTGATGTAGTATTGCCTGTTGTAGTAAATGCAACTGATTGACGTGCGTATGCTGTACCTGAAGTAGTAACTTCTGTACCACCACCGGTCTCGCCTGGTGCTGCTGTGTATAAAGCCAAGTAGTGCGTTCCCGGTGCTGAGTAAGCTGCGCCTGCAAATACGTGGTCTAGTATTTCTGTTTCTAAAAAATTAGTGAATGACATTGTTTTCTCCTTTTAAGACTAACCTAAGCCTCGTATTTTAAGTGTTAAGCCCGAACCGCTATATCTAGCTTTTTCAGACGATTGATTTAATTGTGTTACTGCCGCGCCATACAATTGCGCCCAAATAACAAGTCTCTCGTCTTCGCCTAGATACGGTGCTGAATGTAATAACGCTCCATAGAGGTATACATCAGGTGCTTCTAGTAAAAGCCAGTTATCAGAATTACTTGCACTAAGCGCCTTTGGTTTAGCATAGTATAATAATTCTGTGTTCGTTGTAGCAGAAGGCGTTGGATATAACTGGAATTGCCCATCTGCATGTGTATAGTATCTAGGTGTACCGGTAGTATCTTCCGCACCTGCTCGCTTATCTTCCATTGCCTTCCTCGACATTAGATCAAGCGGAGAAGTTCCATTATCTGTTACATGGAATCTAATCGTCTCCATCCAATCATTGGGGACTTGTGAATACTCATCCCCCGGGTCTTGTTGGCCACTAGAACGTGTCTCCATCTTCCAATGTCTAAGATCCCGATTTGTTTGAGCCTCTGCTAGAGCAATGAAATTTTCAATCGCAGTAGTTAAGTCGTCTCGGTTAAGAAAATCTGCAATCGCAGATTTAAGATTTGTAAACGTATTTATAGCCATAACTTTATTATACCTTAATTATTTATGCGTAATCTAGTAATCCTTTTTCTTTTTTCTTTGAGTATAAAGGCTTACCCTTATTCTTAATTTCCTTTATCAATTCCGGGGTAATATCAATATAAGGAACCTCTCGGATTATCTCACCTGTGCCTTCATCGCCATACCTGATCTTAGTTTTACCTGTTGGAAGGTTGTGCTTCTTAATAATTTTATCTAATTGAAACGGGAGGTCTTTGTCATAAAGGGTTTCGTAACCCTGTTGATAAAGAGACGGGATGACGCCTGTAGGTTCTCCTGGCTTAGCCGGGCCTTCGTGCCCCATTGAAGCTCTCTTAGCATCATCTTCTGCTATTCTGTCCTTTACCTTCTTTGAATCACCCTCCGTCTTGATAAAGTCCTTCATCCAGGCAGGTGTTACCAGATCTAGCTTCTTATTGGTTATTGCTGAGTAATCAATGTTATTCATATCCATTACCGTTCTAGATGTAGGGAAGGTGATTCGGGTTAATCCTTCGTCGATTGCACCTTCTATCGATTGATAGATTTGAGCGCCTAACCATTGATTTCGTGAACCACTAAGAGGCGTTACTTGGCCACTAGCTACACTCTGGTTGTACGTAGCTCTATTCATTTCCATAGTGATACCGCTCATTGGGTTATCCATACTCTTAAGCACAGACCCTAGGTTGCTGTGCTGTTCAATTTGCGTAGCCGTTCGTTGGCCTTCAGGTATAGCATCTAATTCTTTAAAGTAACCTGTTGCTTGGTCATACTCTGCCAATTCCGCTCTAGCTTTCTTTTGCGATTGATTTAGGTCGTTTTGATATTCATGGATATTTTTTACCTTAACACCACTTAGATCTTCTGTTATGTTGTAACGTTGGAAGGCAGGTACTTGCCCGAAGTGACCTGCCCCGCCTCTTTCATAAGTGTAATTCATTGGGAATAGATCCGACTGTTGTTTGGTTTGAAAATCTGTAACCCTCTCTCCGTATTTGTTAAGTTCAGTGCCTCTTGGCGCCCATTGAGCATGTTTAGTCTGCAGCAAGCCTTCACCCTCAGGAAGATTTCTGTCCATCTCCATAATCACATTTTGTATGTTAGCTTTGCTAGACGTTTGGAGTGATCCGTCTGTCCCTCGAACAACATAAGGCCTTGCATGTGTAATACCCTGATGATGATAGATGGTATATACGCCCTGTCCCACACCGGGCGTAAAGCTAGTCTTAATTATTACTCCCTCCGCTGCGGCCTCTGCCATTTCTTGTGGGCCTAGATTGAAGCCGTATCCTTTGCCTATTGCTAGTTTATCCCAGGTGTCCTGACTATTTACGTTAAGCCATCCCTTCTTTGTATCAAAGGTTTCAAGGAAAGCAGGACTCATAGTCAGAGGAGTGCCTACATCGGTATAGTCTCGGGTCGAAAATTTCCATCTCTTACTTTCCACCAGATCTATAACTTCCTGTTTAGTAAATAACACATTCGGATTATCTAAGAAATGCTTAGCGACTCCTATTTCTTTCATCTCTTGAGCGGTAATAGCGCTGGCGGCGACAATGTCACCTTGTGAAGATTTGACGATTTTACCTTTGTCCTTTCCTTTCTTGACCATATTGCTACTTTCTTTATAAAGTTGCGAACCCAGTTTTGTACCCTTTCTACCGAAGTTCATATTACCTACTGTGTCAGAAGTCGGGGAATAGAAGTTTGCTCTATCTTTCTTAGGTGAGAACAGCTGTAGCTTGTTGTTCACATCATCAGGTACTATGTTATGCTTTCCTGTTATGTTGTCAAGCTGATTTTCTATCTTACCTGTTAATTTTTCTCCCAGGTTGTCTTTAAGCACGGAACTTGTTTTACCTATAGTTTTACCTATAATCTTAGCTGCTACGTATGGTGCTCCCAAGCCTCCGAGAGGATTTTCTGAGGCGAATCTTTGAAAGTTTTCGACAGTAGAGAAAATTCTCTCTACCTCCGCGAGAGCCGAATCTACTGTCTTGACTCTGCCTTCCTTCTTACTTTCGCTCAATTCATTCTTAAGTATATCAGGGACTAGATCAACCTTCTCTGCAACACCGGAAACAAATTCAGAAGCACTCTCATAAGCTGCTTTACGAGCCTCAGGATTAGTAGCAGTCTCGTATGCGCCTGTTACGAAATTGTAAGCCGCATTATCTAGATTACTTATGCCTGTAGTTACCGTAGGTACCCAACCACCTTGGAGGATTCCCCAGTTCGGTGTGCTTGATCCAATAGGGTCATTCTCTTTACTCTTGTAATCTTCAGCAAGTTTGTTTGTATTCTTATAGTCGAACATCGGACTTGGTTTAAAATCAAGGTCTGCTTTTAACTGTTCAAAAGGATCTAGCTGGAATCTCCCGTCTTCCATTAAAGGTCCAATCGGGTCGGGGTAACCACCCGAGAATTCTGGACTAAGATTCAACAGACTTGGATCTGTTGCATCACTCGCGATCTCGTTTCGATTATATAATTTACCATTGATCTCTACAAATCCGCCATTAATAAGCCCCGGAGCTAGAGATGCGTATTGAATGCTATCAGCTACTTTTTGATCAAGATCCCCAACTCTAAATAGATTCCTATCTATCTGTCTATTAATTGTGCCTTCGTTCTGTAATCTATGTTTACCCGTACCGGCTGGGTTTCTCATTAAAGGATTGAGCTGTCTTATCACCGGGGTAGAGTCTTTAAGAAGATTCTCACCAAGAACGCCCTTGTCACCTTTTTGATAGTAGTTTTGAATGCCTTTCCATGCCGCTGGTAGAAGCTTAGCGCCTTGACTCCATAAAGCCATATTGGTGCCTTCCGGCGGAGCTGTACTAGCCTGTGCTTCACTTGCCTCTTTGTATGGATCCCATCTGCCGGCACTGAATCCTGTACCTTGAGCTGAATTCGGACCAGTATTATATAAGCGTCCTGAGTCCTTAAGTCTCTCGTATTTTACTAAGTTGTTCTTAAAATCAACTGGATCTACTTGAATAGGGGTTGTTCCTGGGATGGCTGTGTTTTTAAAATCAGTAGCTTTTTCTTTTGGAGGATCTAGTAAACCCCCGATAAGATTGAATAAGGGGAAAGCATTACCAAACAAAGGATGGCCTTGACCTTGGTCACCGAATAGGCTAGGTGTATTACCTGTATTACCTGTATTACCGCTGTAGTTACCTACTGAATCGAAGCCTCCCAATAAGCCTTGTGGTGCTTGACCGGAGCCAGTATTCCACATGCTGTCACCAGAACCCCAAGAGAAGTCGTTACTGGGAGTACCGTCATTGTGAACACTTGCATAGTCTTCTGCATCGAAATAATCCGTACTCTCCCATGGATCAAAACTATCGTGATCAGCCATCGATTACTGCCTTTAAAAATCCGTTGCAGGCATTATATCACGCTACACCGCGAAGATTTCTCCTTATTGGCTCGCCCCAACTTGAGGTAGAACTATAACCAATCGCAAGGTAACGAAATGCATCCGCTCCATGTGATGACCAATCGTGTTTAGGTCTTTGACGCCAGGTCTGACCTGTGTCATCATATTCTCTTTGATAGTTAACTAAGCAATCTATACCACGTTCACATTTCTTTTCATCGAACCAACATTTGTCTAGTATAGAACGGACGGATTGAATACCATCATCGATCATTAGCTTAGGCGCGATGTCGATATTATTAAGCCCTAAGGTGCGTAAAATCTCAAGTCTAGATTTACCTGTGCCTAACTCTCTAACTTGTACGTCATGAGGCAGTATGTGCGTGTCATACACATATCCTTTGTCCTGTAAGACCTTAGCATAATAATCTAGACCTACACCTGATCCTTCAAAGTAGTCAATGATTCTAATCTCTGTACCAATATACTGTACGAACCAGATGGCTGTAGAATCACCAATACCTAAATCCCATGCGGTAACTACGTTCTTAGATCTTTCATAAGCCACGTTGCCAATACGACCTTCGTTCTTAGCGCGTCTCATTTCTTCAGTATAGTAACTACCTGCAGTAAAGATTAAGAATCCACCTTCCCAAACATGCTCGTACACATCAGGTCTTTTGCGCTTATCTTCTAATCGCTCCTGATCCAGCACATCTGGAAACCAAGGGTTGTCTCTAAAATTAAGTTCCGCGATCTTAGCATTCTCTGGTGTATTCGTACGGAAACGTTCATGTGTTGATGAGTATTTAGACTCCGGGTTCCAGGTAACCCAGATTTCGGAGTCCTCTTCACGGACGGTCGGGATGAGCTTTTGCCAAGCTATATCACTTACACCCTCTGCTTCATCCACCCATGCGAGTAGTATTCGTGCTTTAGACTTAATAGAATCCAATGAACGACGTAATCCTGCAAACGTATAATGCACACGTCCATCCTTACTACGTATAAATTTCTCACCTACTTCATAATAGTCGTTTAACCAAGGTATTGAACGTATGGCAATCTTGATCTCCTCAAGGGATGAATCATCTAGGGAGTTCATAAACTCACGAGCACATAATATCTGTCCAGTCTTTCCCGACATGCCCCACTCATATCCTTTAATCGCGGTCATTAATGCAAAACTACGCGTCTTACCGCTACCACGTCCTCCAAAAGAGCAACGATAACGGGACTTACCTGCAAATACAGGTACTAACTTTGGTGGTAATGCTATTTGAGCTCTCTGTTTTGGTTCTTCAGTTGGTTGTGTCATCAGTTATCACCTCACCTTCTACGGTTAATTCAAATTTCTGCGGTATCAATTCGATAATTGTTGGCTTCATTGAGCCATCGGAGGAAGTATGATCAATAACGGTCTGTTCAACATAGCCGCGCTTTTTACCTTTACTCTTTAAAAAGAATATAGTCGCTTGCACTTGTCCGGATTCAATCTGTTTGTAAAGATTAGTCTCTGCAAAATCCAAAGTTCGCTCAATTTGATCTTCAACGGAATGTTTATATTCTGGATCATCTTTTAGCCATTGATAATGTTGGTTTCGATTCAGTTTGCACATCTTAGCAGCGGGTGCTATAACTCCTAGAGTTTTTTCGAGTGCGTCAAGCATCATCCTCTTTCGGAATTCGTCCTCTCCTATCTAAGATAGTTTCTGGTTTCATGTCAAACATTATACCTTTTTTGGATGTGTGGTTAGATCTTTTTATTTGAAACATTTATTTGACTTTCTAAAATCTCCTAGAAAAAAAATCCTGGACAGTAGGTCAGGCGGAATTGTAACAATTGATACTGATTACGATCTGCATGGTACCGTTTACCCCTAAGTGGGGCCGAAAACATGTGAGCATATCAGCATCCTCTGGTGGTTTCGTACGTGTGCGTGTGCGCATTAAAGACTATTAGATAATATAATAGTATAGATGTGGGAATAAGTATTCGATTTGGTATGCTAACAGATGTGTGAGAGTAAATACTATCTGACTATCTTAGATAGGTGATGACGAATGTTTGTTAATGTAGTTAATATAAAGATACTTAACATAATATAATATCTACGAG